TTTGAATCTGCCTCCACTCGAGGGAGGGGACACGGTCTACATGCAGCAGCAGGATTTTCCGCTCGACCAGGTGCGGCACAACACACTGCAGCCGCCGGCCGCGCTGGATGCTGCGGCCCCGGCACCGCCACTTTCCGACGAAGACAAGAAGGCGCTTGCTGGCGCGCGCGCGTTCATGGCAACACAGGCCGCCATCAAAGCTGCTCAAGCAGCAATGAGGAAGACGAATGTTTGATCCAGAAGAATTCGGCCAGGCTATGGGACAGATGGCCGCGGAAGCCATCGAGAAGGCTGTTGAGCCTTTGCAGCGCCGGATTGCCGATCTGGAGAAGACGCTGTCGGAGACGCGAGATATTGGGCAGTTGATTTCGGCGGAGGTGGCAAAGAGGATTGCTGAGTTGCCGGCGCCAAAGGACGGTAAAGACGTCGATATGGCGGCCGTGAAATCTGAAATTGCCGAACAGGTGCGGCTGGCAGTTGCAGCAACTCCGCTACCGAAGGATGGCCGCGATGGAGCTGATGGGAAGGATGGCGCGCCTGGACTCGATGGTCAGGGCGTTGACATGGTAGTGGTTGCATCCACGATCAAAGAGCTGATCAAGGAGGCTGTCGCAGCCTTGCCGGCGGCAAGGGATGGCCGAGACGGAGCCAACGGAAAAGACGGAACCGACGGCAAGAGTTTCACCCTTTGCGAGGCAGAGGAGTTGCTGAAGCATCACTGGTCCGGCTGGGAGCTCGATTTCGAACGGCGCGCAGCCGTGACTTTGGAGAAGGCACTCGAGCGGATGCCAAAGCCTGCCAATGGCGCCAACGGGAAGGATGGCGTTGATGGCCTGGGCTTTGATGATCTGCAGGTCGAGCATGACGGCGGCCGCAGGGTGTCACTCAAATTCGCTCGTGGTGACCGCGTCAAGGAGTTTTCCTTCGATCTTCCTGTAGTCATCGACCGCGGTATCTACAAGGACGGAAGTGCCTATTCCGCGGGGGACGGCGTCACCTGGGGCGGCTCCTACTGGATCGCACAGTGCGAAACCAAGTCCAAGCCCGATGGTGCAGACAGCGGTTGGCGGCTGGCTGTCAAGAAGGGACGGGACGGCAAGGATGGGCGGAACGGTATCGACAAGACGGCGCCAGTGCGCCTGGGGGTGTGAGCATGGACCTCGTGACACTCCAGCAGGCGCGCGACCATCTGCGCAGCGATGCCGAAGACGACGACGCCGACTTGCAGCTGAAGATCTCCGCCGCCAGTAGCGCTGTACTGGACTACATCACGGCATCGGTCTGGGAGCCGCAGCGAGACGATGAGCTCCGGCCGGTCATTGGCGAGGACGGGAAAGAAGTCCCGTTGCTTGATGGCGACGGCAAGAAGGTGGTACGGCGATTGGTGCAGCAGGCGACGCTGTTGACCGTTGGGTGGCTGTACCGCGACCGAGAGGGCTCAAACGATAGCTGGGCGAATCGGGAGGACTACGGCTATGCGCTTCCGCGCGGCGCCACCGCCCTGTTGTATCAGTTGCGGAACCCTACGGCGGTGTGACATGGGTTGCGCCGGATGTGAAGCCAGGCGCGCCTGGATCAAGAAGATGAGGGAGTTGGCATATGAGCGTGCCCGAGAACTCTTTGAGCGACCAAGAGCGGCTGATCCACGCCCTGCTGGCGCAGGCGGAGAGCAACAACCGCCTGGCGAACGCCGTGGCACAGTTGGCGGCGGCGATCGCTGATGAAGGCGCTGGCGACGAGGTAGATGGTCTGGGTGGCACCTACCTGGATGGGACCCCGAAATGATCGATGCTGGCAAACTCCGCCACCGCGTCAGCTTGCAGGAGCAGCAGACCACGCGCAACCCGGACACGGGTGACGTGGTCAAGCTGTGGGTCGAGATCGGCAAGCTCTGGGCTTCCATCGAGCCACTGAGTGCGCGCGAATTCATTGCCGCTGCAGCGGAGCAATCCAAGATTGTGGCCAGAATCGTGACGCGCCATAACCTCAGGGTAACGGCCCGCATGCGCTTTGTGCACCGCGGGAAGGCCTACAACATTGAGGGCGTGCTTCCCGACCGCGATAGCGGACTGGAATACCAGACCCACCCGGTAAGCGAGGGCGTGAATGATGGCTGACGTCGAGTTCAAGCTGAAAGGTGTCGATGAGGTGCGCAAGCGCTTGCTCGAGTTGCCAAAGGAGCTCCAGCTAAAGCCTGCTCGCTCTGCCCTGGGCAAGGCCGCCACTATTGTGCGGAAGCAAGCCCAGGCAAATGCACTGCGAATCGATGACCCGAATACTGGTCGCCGGATTGCTGACAACATCGTCCAGAGGTTCCGTGGACGCCACTACAGACGTACGGGCGACTTGATGATCTCTGTGGGCGTCGGGACTGAGAAAGGAAGGATTCCGAAGGGGAATCCGGACACCGGCGCCAAAGGGAACACTCCTCACTGGCACCTTCTGGAGCTCGGTACAGAGAACCAGCGGCCACAGCCCTTCCTAAGGCCGGCAGCCGAGGAGGCTGCGGCTCAGGTCATGGACACGTTCACTCTGAACATGAATACGGCCATCGATCAGATCGCCAAGAAGCTGGCCAAAAAATGAATGCGCCAATCTATCTCACTGCCAAGCGCTGGCCGGCTGTGCTGGCGCTGCTGGGCGACCCTGAGCCACGGCTGTATCCATGGGGCCAGAACGACGACGATCCGAAGGTCTATCCCTACGCCACCTTTCAGGTGGTCAGCGGTTCTCCCGAGAACTATCTGAGCGGCCGGCCTGATGCTGACCGTGTGGGCCTGCAGGTCGATGTGTGGGCCGAGACGCCAGACAGCGCACGCAAAGTTGCAGAGGCATTGCGCGATGCCATCGAGTTGGACTGCTACATCACATCCTGGCGAGGCCAGGACCGTGATGCAGAGACCAAAAGTTACCGGGTCAGCTTTGACTGTGACTGGATGGTCCGGCGATAGCGATCGTCAGTGCCACCAGAGCCTGAATTCCAACCAATGCCGCCCATGAGGCGGTTTTTTCATTTCTGAAAGGACTCCCATGTCTGTGTTGACTCAGGGAACCGAGATCTTCGCGATGGTCCCGACCGTGGCAGATCCCACCATTTTTGAGATTCTGCGCGTGGCTTGCCCCACATCCTTCAGCCCAGGCGATGAAAGTTCGGACGACATCGATGACACCTGCCTGGATGAAACCGACACCCGCAGCAACATTCCGGGCTTGATCACGCCGGGCGAGGCCAGCCTTGAGATCAACACTGATCCAAGCACGGCGAGCCACGTTCGTCTGTTCCAGCTGAAGAAAGACCGCGAGAAGCTGACTTGGTTCATCGGCTGGTCCGACGGCAAAAGCCAGCCAGCGATCGATGCTGATGAAGATCTGGGATTCTTGCTGCCAAGCGACCGGACCTGGCTGGTGTTCAAGGGGGCTATCGGTACCTTCCCCTTCGCCTTTGAGACCAATAGCGTGGTCAAGTCCGCCATGACTATCAAGCGCAGCGGCGCCCTGGAATGGGTGCGCAAGTCCACCACTCCCTGAGGGCCATCATGAACCTGTCTGAGTTGCAAGAGATGGGCGGATTCGTTGATTCCGCCCCGGTCAAGAAGGCCATCAAGTGGAAGGGCGCCGACGGCAAGGAGCGCAAGGGCGACGTGTTTGTGGTCCGCCAGCCATACGGCGCGGTCGAGTCTGCGCTGATGGGTGATGGCAAGGATCGCGTCCAAGGCGCGCAACTGATCTCGCTGTGCATCCGGCTGGGCGCCGATGGTGACGAGCAGCTGACCTACGACCAGGCCTACGCCCTGAGCCCGGCTCTTGCCTGGGCATTCGTTGGCGCTATCAACGAGGTCAACAGCCCAAAGGCCTGACGCCCTCCGAGGAGGCCTTGCACGAGATGGTGCTGGCCGGAGTCGGAGGGCGAACGGTGGCCGAGCTTAGACGCAACATGAGCTGGGCAGAGTTCCAGGCCTGGATGCAGTACCGCGCCAAGAACGGCCCTCTGCATGCTCAGCCTCACATTGAGCACGCTGCGGCGCTGGTGGCCTACATGGTCAGTAGCACCGTGCCGCGCGGTAAGGGGCAGAAGGGGCCCGAGTTCTCTGACTTCCTGCCCAAGCGCACAGCTGTGGTCGAGGCCGCGAACGATGCACCTGATGAGGCGCCGATTGATCTGGCCACCGCCATGGCGACGTGGCGGTGAGTTGCAGCACCAGCGTTTAGCGCCTCGTGCTGTTTGTGAGTTGATCAGCAAGCTGTACCAGCTTTTTCCCCGCGTACAGCGAAGCAAGAGCATGAAATGGCAGTCCGTCAGTCGCCAAGTTTGCAGCCGCTACTCCGCCAACTGCCCAGGCGCTGATGCGGAGAATAAGTACTTGGGGAGCATCTTTGTGGTAGACCCCAAGAAGTTCGAGACGAAGTTTGCGGGCCACTACGGCGACGGTAAGAGAGAGTTCGAGCATGACATCTGCGATAGAGTTTGTATGCAAATGTATAGAGATCGCTTAGGTAGATGTGCATGGTTTTTCCATAGGTGTTTACCCTATGATTCTCGTTGGTTGAGGAGTCACGCGGCGAGGACCGTCACACGGCCCTCGCCGATGGTTGCCGGCGCCTGGCTGTAGATAAGGGCAGTGAAGACGAGCACGTCGCCGGGTGCGCGTTCGATACCAGGTGCTGCTAACTTAGCGCGCGGCTTGAGCGCTTTCAGTAATTCGTAGCCCGCTTAGGCGGGTTTGCTACGATCCCTAGCCATGAACACCATGGAGGGGATTGATGAGAGTTGTTGTTTTAGCTTTAGGGGTTCTTCTTGCATTCAATGTAAATGCGCAGAATAAAAATTCTGGTAATCGTTTTCTGTTGAATGTGGATGAAAAATTCACTAGAGATGGAGTCATTCATGAGGATAAATCGGATAGCGGGGAGATAACTAGCATTACCGAGTCTGGTGAGAAGAATGGAGTTTCTTATAAAATTCACTATATTGATGGTAGTGGTAGTTTCTCTGTACGTGGAAGTAAAGATAGCTCCACTCCTTGGTATTCAGTGCAGGATGAATGGAGTGTCGCGTGTAAAAAAGATGCCATATCTGACAAAAAGTATTGCTACTTAAGCAGGAAAGATCTCTTTGTATTTATTCAAAAGAATGGAAAAGCAAGTGTTAGCGTTGGCACCGATAACTTTCCATACAGAAGATCTTCGATAAGAGTAGACTCGAGGAAGGCAATAACCTCACCTGTAGGAAACGATGGAGATTTCTCGGCGGCGCAAAGCGAAGCGATCGTCAAGGAAATCGCGGCTGGAAGCGGGTTTGTAACTAGGTTTGTTCAATGGCCATATGATTCCCCTGTTGATGCTACCTATGAGTCGGCAGGATTTAAAGAAGCCATTGAGTATCTGCGGTGGGCTATTAAACGGATTAGATAAATTTAATCACTTGATAAATAGAAAAGCCCGCTGCTAGCGGGCTTTTCTATTTAAGGAGCAGTCATGGCGTCGCGTTCACTAGGAACACTCACGGTCGATCTGATAGCCAAAATAGGCGGTTTTGTTCAAGGGATGAGCGAAGCTGAACGTGCCGCAGATAAAAAAACACGCGAGATAGCAAAGAAAACGAAACAACGCGCAAAAGAGATTTCCGATACATGGGATGGTATCGGCAAGGCTCTCGGTGCAACGTTGGCTGGAATTAGCTTTGGCGCAGCATTTCAGAAGGTGATTTCGGAAACCCGTAACGCAGAACAAGAACAGTCTTTACTGGCTGCTGCGCTAAAAGCAACGGGCAACCAGGCCGGGTACTCGCAAGAGCGCCTGAATGAAATGGCGTCGGCGATTGAAGCTGTCACGACCGAATCGGCAGGCGAGCTCAATCAGGCGCAGACAGTGTTGCTGGGGTTCGGCAACATTGTTGGAGAGCAACTTCCCAAGGCCCTGATGGCGGCGGCCGACTACTCCACACGCACTGGCGCTGACATGAAGTCGGCGGCGGAAGTGATGGGGCGCGCACTCGACATCCCAAGCGCCGGCATGGCGTCGTTGGTGAAGCAAGGGTTCAAGTTCTCGGAATCACAGATTGAGGCAGCCAAGAAGCTGGAGCAGACAGGCCGGATTGCAGAGGCTCAGCAGATTGTTTTTGATGCGCTGAATGAGACATATGGCGGCGCGGCGATCGCGGCAAGAGAGACTTTTGGCGGAGCAATTGATGCTCTGCGGAACACAATAAACGGCTTACTTACTGGAGACACTGGGAGTCTCAAGCAAGCTCGGGCGTCGATTGAAGATCTGAACGCTACGTTGTCGAATGAGGAAACAAGGCAGGCATTCCAAACCTATGTTGGGTGGATGACAGATCTGACTAATAAAGTTGTCTCGACTGCCGCTGTAATGGCAAACTCAGGATTTTTTGGATGGTTCTTGGTAAGCAATAAAGAAGCTGACGACCTGACCACTACTTATAATGAAATATCTTCGAAGCTAATTAAATTAAAGAAAAGACGTGAGGAGCTGAAGCCAGACGGCTCTGTCGCTAAGTGGTGGAACGATTTTTCACTGGGCGATGTTGGCGACTTAGACCGGCAAATAGCAATTCAGGAGAAAAAGCTTAAAGGCGTGCAGGCCAGGTTGAATCTGGCTATCCCGCCAGTTCCGATGCAGCTCGGCCCTGCGATAACCCCGGATATGACGCCTAGAAGTCCAGGTGCAGTCAATCTCAAAGATCTCGAAGGTGCACGGCAGGCCGCTACGCTGGCAAAGCAGCAAGAAGCCCAGGCGAAGAGCTACCTCAAGCAGCTGACAGAGCAGCTCGATAAGACCCAAAAGTTGTCCGCTTACGAAAAGCTCATGGAGGACGTGAAGCGCGGCACCGTGGTTTTGACTGGAGAGCAGTTGGACAAGGCCCGTGGGCTGGCCACAATCATCGATATGACCAAGGAGATGGAGAAGCAGCGCACGGAGAACCTGGCGCGGCAGAACCTGCTTTTTGAGACGCAAGAGCGGCTCCTGTCCCGCCAGCAGCAGTATCAGCTTGAGCTGGCTACCTACGGGATGGGTGACCGTTCCGCCGCAGAGATGCAGGAGCGCATACAGCTCATTCAGCAACAGCAGGCGGAGCTGCGGAAGCTGGGCGCCGATCAAGCGAATGCCATCGCCGGCGCTGATGATTCGGATGATCTGGAGCGCATCCAGGCAATCTATGCGGATCGCCTGGCCATTATTCGAAACGCGCAGAGCCAAGAACTGTCTATGTTTGATGACTTGCTGCAGCAACGCCGCCAGAAGGAGCTGGATTGGGTCAGTGGTGCCCGGTCTGCGTTCGGGACCTATGTTGAGAATGCCCAGAACCTCTACCAGCAAACCAACCAGGTGGTGGGGAACATGCTGGGGGGCATGGAGGATGCCCTGGTGGAGTTTGCCAAGACCGGCAAGTTGAGTTTCAGGGATTTCGCCACCAGCGTGCTTTCGGACTTGGCTCGCATTCAAGCTCGAAAGGCCATCGTTGGACTTTTTGGTGGGTCCGGCGGAATCTTCTCGAGTGTTGGCAGCTTTTTGGGCTTCGCCGATGGCGGATATACAGGACATGGCGGCCGCATGGAGCCGGCAGGCATCGTGCACCGCGGCGAGGTGGTTTGGAGTCAGCAGGATGTGGCCCGCGCCGGCGGCGTTGGTGTAGTCGAGTCCATGCGGCGCGGCCTGAACGGTTACGCCAGCGGTGGTGCAGTTGGATTGCCAAATGTCGTGACCAGCGGGGCAATGGCCTCTACTTCTGTCGGCGTCACAGTCAACGTTCCAGTGTCAGTCACCTCGGCCGGTGGCGGTGGTCAAGCTAGCGAAGGCGCGCTTGCTGCGATGGGAGCGTCGCTGTCTAAGGCGTTGACACCTATGGTGCAGGAAATCATCTCCCGCGAGCAGCGTCCAGGTGGGCGCCTCTGGAGTTGGGCGAATGGGAGGAGCTGATGCCTGAGATATTCACCTGGTGTCCGCGAGTTGACCCGCAGGGGTCAGTGACCCATCGTGTTCTGTCTGCCAAGTTTGGCGACGGCTACGAGCAGACCGCGGCAGATGGCATCAATACAGCGATGCAGTCGTGGCCGCTCTCATTCGTTGGCCGTGAGGCCGTAATACTGCCAATCAAGGCCTTTTTAGACCGGCATGGCAGTTGGCAGTCTTTCCTGTGGACTCCTCCCCTCGGAGAGGAGGGCAGCTACCGCACTGATGACGGCTACCAATTGACGCCGCGAGGGGCCGGGGCTTTCGAGCTTGCAGTGACTTTCAAGCAAGTCGCAAAACCGTAGAGCAACTGTTCCGCCATAACCAAGCCCGCCTAGTGCGGGCTTTTTCTTTGCCCATTCACATGATCACAGCAGACATTCAGGGCCTGGAGCCAGGTGCACTGGTGCAGCTATTCGAGCTGGACACCACCGAAATCGGCGGCGATCACCTGCGCTTTCACGGATACCCGCAGGCCGGCCCAATCTTCTGGCAGGGCAATGAGTTCGCACCGTGGGCCATCGAGGCCGAAGGCTTCGCGCGCACGGGGACGGGGCAGCAGCCGGTGCCAACGCTGCGCGTCGGGAACATTGGACAGGACGCCGAGGGCAAGCCGCTGCCCGGGGTGATCAGCGCGTTGTGCTTTGCACTGGACGACCTGGTGGGCGCCCGGGTGATCCGCCGGCGCACGCTGTCCAAGTACCTGGACGCTGCCAACTTCCCGGACGGCAACCCATCTGCCGACCCTGAAGAAGAGATATCGCCCGAGATCTGGCTGGTGGAGGCCAAGACCCACGAAGACAAGGAAACCGTCGAGTTCGAGCTGCGCAGCGCGCTGGATTTTGATGGTGAGCAGCTGCCGGCGCGCCAGATCCAGGCCAACACCTGCGGCTGGCTGTCCACCGGCGGTTACCGCGGTGCGTACTGCGGTTACACCGGCGCGGCCATGTTCGACCGGGACGGCAACCCGGTGACGGATCCAACGCTCGACCGTTGTGGTGGCCGCATCAGCGACTGCAAGAAGCGGTTTGGCGAGTACGAAATCATCAACTTCGGCGGCTTCCCGGCCGCCGACTCTTTGCGGGGCTACTGATGCTGCACAAGAAGACACTGGCGGCCATCAACGCCCACGCGCTGGCCGAGTTCCCGCGCGAGTGCTGCGGCCTGATAGTGGCCGCCGGCCGGCGCGAGGTCTACCGGCCCTGCCGCAACCTGGTCCAGGGAATGGAGCAGTTCCGCATGTCGGCCGAGGACTGGGCTGATGCAGAGGACGCCGGCCGTGTCCTGGCGGTGGTGCACAGCCACCCCGACCACACGGCTGAGCCGAGCGATGCCGACCGGGCGGCGTGCGAGGCCACGGGGCTGCCCTGGGTGATCGTGAGCGTGCGGGAGGGTGCGATTGCCGACGTGTACCAGTTCGCGCCCTCGGGCTGGACTGCGCCGCTGATGGGGCGGCAATTCTTCCATGGGGTGTTGGACTGCTACACGCTGATCCGCGACTGGTACAGCCGGGAGGCCGGTATCGTGCTACCAGACTTCGAGCGAGCAGATGACTGGTGGAACAACGGCCAGGACCTGTACATGCAGCGATTTGCCGAAGCTGGGTTTGAACGCATCCCGGATGGAGCGCCGCTGCAGCCTGGCGATGTGGTGCTGATGTCTGTGCGGGCGCCGGTGGCCAACCATGCCGGCATTTTCCTTGGGGCGCGGCCGTTGGCTGAGGCGCCGGATCTGCACCCCGTGCCCCAGGCCATGTTGCACCACCTGTATGGGCGCCTGTCCGAGCGGGTGGTGTACGGCGGGCACTGGCAAGAGATCACCCGGGCGGTGGTCAGACACAAGGATTTCAAGGCATGAGCGACGAGCTGCGCACGATTCGCCTGTATGGCTACCTGGGCGCGCGGTTCGGCCGTGTGCACCGCCTGGCCGTGGCATCCACCGCCGAGGCTGTGCAGGCGCTGTGCGTGGTGCTTCCTGGCTTTGAGCGTGAGCTGATGACCAGCAAAGACCGCGGCGTCGGCTATGCCTGCTTCCTGGGCCGGCGCAACTTGGCGGAAGACCGGCTCAATGATCCGGCCGGCGGTGAAGACATCCGCATTGCGCCCATTGTCCAGGGCAGCAAGCGCGGCGGCCTGTTCACCCTGGTGCTGGGGGCCGCGCTGTTCTTCGTGGCGCCGTACTTGGTCAACCCGGCGACGGCGACCCTGCTGGGCGAAGGCGGGGCTATCGCTTTCGGTGCGGGCGTGGCCTCTGCCGGAAAGCTGCTGATGCTGTCCGGGGTGATCCAAGCGATCAGCCCCCAGCAAAAGGGCGTGTCAACGCAGGACGGCCCAGACAACGGGGCTTCCTACAACTTCAATGGCCCAGTCAACACGACGGCCCAGGGCAACCCGGTGCCAGTGATTTACGGCGAATTGTTCATCGGTTCTGCGACTGTGAGCGCAGGCATTCACTCAGAAGACCAGCAATGAAGCAGACGACGCAAAAGCGCCCGCGCAAGGCCCGGGTGCGGGATACGCACGCCCATTCGCTGCGTGGCTTCCCGCATGGCACACGAGTTGTGGCGGGAGGCTGGAGCCTGCGTGGCTACAAGGGCAAGGGCGGCGGCGGCGGCCGCACGCCGGTGGAAGCAGCCGACAGCCTTCATAGCACCAGCTACGCCCGGGTGCTGGACCTGCTGGGCGAGGGGGAGATTCAAGGCCTGATCAATGGGCTGCAGTCCGTCTACCTGGATGGCACGCCGCTGCAGAACGCCGACGGCACGATGAACTTCACCGGTGTCAGCGTGGACTTTCGCGCCGGCACGCAGCTGCAAGACTACATCCCTGGTTTCCCGGCGGCAGAGCAAACCTCGGGAGTGGGCACCGAACTGAAGTTCGGCACGCCATGGGTGCGTGCGGTGAGTAACCGCAGCCTGTCTGCTGTGCGGGTGATGCTGGGTGTGAATGGCCTGTCGAAGGCGGACACCAGCAATGGCGATATCGGTGGCCACTCGGTGGCCTATGCCATCGACCTGCAAACCGATGGCGGCGCCTGGGTGGAGGTTGTGAATACCTCGTTCACCGGCAAGACCACGCAGCAATACCGCCGTACCCACCGCATCGACTTGCCCGTGGCCATGGCGGGGTGGGTGGTGCGCGTGCGCCGGCTGACGCCCAATGCGAACAGCAACACGATTGCCGACACCACGGTGATCGACAGCATCACGGACGTGGTCGACGCCAAGCTGCGGTATCCGATGTCGGCCCTGGTGGGCTTGCAGATCGATGCATCGCAGTTCCAGTCCATCCCGACGCGGGCTTATCACGTGCGCGGCCGCATCATCCGCGTGCCCAGCAATTACGACCCGGAAACGCGCATCTACTCGGGGATCTGGGACGGCACCTTCAAGAGCGCATGGACGAACAACCCGGCCTGGGTGTTCTTCGACCTGGTCACGAATGACCGCTATGGGCTGGGCCGGCAGATCCCGGCCAGCACCATCAACAAGTGGGCGCTGTACCAGATCGGCACCTACTGCGATGAACTGGTGCCCGACGGGCGAGGTGGGCAGGAGCCGCGTTTCACCTGCAATGCCTACCTGCAGCAGCGTGGTGACGCGACGCGGGTGCTGCAGGACCTGTGCAGCATTTTCCGGGGCATGGTGTATTGGGGGGCTGGCGCAGCCGTGCCCGTCGCGGACATGCCGCGCGACCCGGCCTATACCTACACCCAGGCCAACGTCATCGATGGGCGCTTTGTCTATACCGGCAGCCGCCGCAAGGATCGCGCAACAGTCGCCCTGGTTTCCTACAGCGACATGACCGACATGGGCCGCCAGAAGGTGGTCTATGTGCAGGACGACGAGTCTGTCGCGCGCTACGGTATCCGCAAGACGGAGATCTCCGCATTCGGCTGCACCAGCGAGGGGCAGGCCTACCGGGTGGGCCAGTGGGCCTTGCTGACTGCGAAGCGTGAGACGCGGACGGTGTCGTTCTCTGTGGGGCTGGATGGGACGCTGTGCGCTCCTGGCCAGGTCATCCGCGTGGCAGACAACCTGCTTGCCGGCCGCCGCATCGGTGGCCGCATCAAGAGCGCGACAGGCAGCACGATCCAGATCGATGCGGAGCTGGGCATCCAGTATGGCGACGAGCTGACCGTCATCTTGCCCTCGGGCGTGGCCGAGACGCGCAAGGTGTCGAGGGCGGTGGGCGAGGTGCTGACGGCCGACATGACCACGATCACAGTGGACAGCACAGAGCTGACGGCGGACATGATCTCGCTGCCTGGCACGACGGTGACCATCACCGTGGAAACGCCGTTCTCGGCCGTGCCGCGGTCGGAATCGGTTTGGGCGCTAGAGGCGCCTGGGCTCAAGACGCAGCTGTATTCTGTGGTCAGCGTGACCGAGGGCGAGGGCCTGACGTTCGACATCACCGCGGTGCAGCACGAGCCGGGCAAGTTCTCGGCCATTGACCACGGCACCCGCCTGGACCCCCGACCGGTTACCGTCGTCCCGCCCAAGGTGCAGCCGGCCCCGGCCGAGGTGACGATCGACAGCTTCAATGTGGTGCGCCAGGGCATCAGCTCGCAGACTGCTGTGATCAAGTGGTCCACCGCCGACAGCGCGGTGCTGTACGACTGCGAATGGCGCCGCAATGACAGCGACTGGGTGCGCGCAGGCCGCACCGCCACCACATCGCTGGAGATCGACGGCGCATATGCCGGCTCTTACGTGGCCCGCGTGCGCGCGATCAACTCCATCGAGGCTTCCAGCGCCTGGACACAGTCTGCGGTGACGCAGCTGGACGGGCTGCTGTCCGCGCCACCGGCGGTGACGCACCTGGCCACCTCCAGCCAGGTATTCGGGATCGATCTGTCCTGGGGCTTCCCTGAGGGCGCGAACATCATCCAGCGCACAGAGCTCTGGTACTCGCAGACCGCCGACCGGAGCAGTGCAATCAAGCTGGGCGACTTCGCCTATCCGCAGAACACGCACAGCATGATCGGCCTGGCCGCTGGCGCGCGCTTCTTCTTCTGGGCCCGCTTGGTGGACAAGAACGGGCTTGCCGGGCCGTGGCACCCGACCGGTACCGGCACGACCGGGGCGGCCAGTTCCGATGCGAGCGCGATCCTCGACTACCTCAAAGACCAGATCACTGAGACACAACTGTCCCAGGCGCTGTTGGAGAAGATCGAGTCCGGCGACGGCTCCATGGTTGAAGTCGAGGCTCTGAAAACGGCATTGGCTGCGATGTACACGATCAAGACCCAGCTGACCGTGGATGGCAAACCGTACATGGCAGGCATCGGCGTTGGCGTGGAAAACGACCAGGGTGTCATCACCAGCCAGATCCTGCTGGCAGCCCAGCGCATTGCGGTGCTCAACGAGGCGAACGGATCCACAAGCGTTCCGTTCGTGATCCAGGACGGTGTCACCTACATCAACTCCGCATTCATCAAGACGGCCTCAATCGGCAGCGCGAAGCTGGCCGACTGGCTGGAGTCGGATGCAGTGGGGCCTGGTGGGGTGCCAGTGCTGCGCCTGAACTTCCGCACCGGGGAGATCCAGCTGAACGCGCCGGTTACCGGTGGCGGGCGGATGACGTTGAACAACAACTTGATTCAGGTGTTTGATGCCAACAGCGTTCTTCGTGTGCGCATGGGGATTTGGTAATGCCTGCAGGTCTGCAATGCTGGGATGAAAATGGCAATCCTGCGGTTGATATAAACGAGTATCAATTGCGGTTTGTCCAATCTGGATCAATTCTCTTGCCGTCGCTGCAGGTAATGAACACTATTGCTATCTCTGGCGTTGGTCCAAGTACGCATACAGTGTTTAAAACAGGAGGGCCGCAATTTGGCCAGGCTGTTCATATGTGTGTGGTGAATGGCGGCATTCGCATTTATACCTGGTTGCAGTTCGGTATATTTGGCGACTACACGTATTCATACGATTTGTACAGGTATGCGTAATGTCTGGTTTTCAAGTATCTAACACAGCAGCGGCTATTGTTGTAGACTCAAATCTGCCTTTTACGCGCAAGGTCACGCAATATAGCCGTAGCGCTGGTAACGCAGGCATGTATTACAACATCGCCAATCCTTGGAACGGTGGTTTTTTTGGTGACATGAATGTGCCAGTAGGCACCGCTGGGGAAAAATTGATATGGG